ACATTGAACTCAATGGATTTGTACGATATGAAATTCTGTAAGTTAACCAGAAAGTTTGAAGAAAAGAGTGTTACAGAATATAGTGATGTTTATAATGATATGTTGACAGAAGTTTTTGAAAAACATACTGGAATGTACACTAAATTATTTTGAATAAACACTTGACATTTGACCGGGTTTTTGATATAATAGTTATGTAAGATGAGAGTTGGGTAGTCCCCTTCATTCCCCCTCAACGAAAGGCGTAGGATGGGAAACTCTCAAAACCCTTTAATGAGAGAAATAAAATGATAACATATATAACGGGAGGTGGAATTGATTTGAGTCTAAACAGGAGTTTAGAAGAATTAATAAGTTCTTATTACGAGGCTCACGCAGCTGGAATTGAATTGGATGAAGATACTCGTCCTGAAGAATTAGATGCCTATTACACATTAGAAAATTACCTTGCAGATATGGAGGCAATATGAGAGAAGCGATTGAAAAAGTTTTAGATGCAATGAAAGAAGATTATAAATCATGGTCTGACCGTTGTGCTAAAGGTGAAAAAGAACGAGCCATTAATACAACTATGTATGAAGAATATTGTGATGGCCTTATGATTGAAGAAAATCGCAGATATTGGAAAATTACTGGTAAAAGCGGTTCAAGTAGAACAGTTAAAGGTTTTATTGTAAAAGCCGGAGATAAAAAATTCCGTGAAGGAGATATGTTGAAGCCTGCCGGTTGGGCGGCACCAGCAAGAAACTTTGCCAGAGGTAATGTACTTGACGGAGTTGGAAAAGTTCGTTGGACAGGAATAGGATAATATGGTACTGAGTGTAAAAATTATTGGAATAAGTATTTTACTTTTTATGTTAGCTACTTATATTTCCTTTTTCTCAGGACTAAGTTTTTGGTTTAATGATTTTATAAACTTTTTAAGATATATAGAATTGCCATACGAAGGATGGCATTTTTTAGACAAATACATTTATAATGGAGCATTATAAGCCTAAGCATTCTGAGTTGGTGGTAGGTGATTTGGATCAGAGATAGTATCAGTTCGTAGACTGCTCTACTAGGGTAACTCCCCTTATGTGACTCTGAGGTAGGAATGTGATGTAGGTTGGTTGCAATTAAGTCCCTGTCATTTCAGAGATGATATTCAATTGCACATCTAGAACGGTGATGACGATTCGTGAGAAGTTCGCAGACTCAAGGTTTTAGATGTCGAAGTACAAGGATCAACCTATGGCTTTCAATTTAATAACAATTTGAGAGAAATAAAATGGCAAAGAAAAAAACAACAGTAGAACGAAAACCACTTAAGGTGAAAAAGACTCGTAAACTTTCAGAAGAACATAAAGAAAAGTTACGAGCAAGACTTGCTAAAATGAGAGCAAAGAAAAAACCGGCAGAGTATAAAAATATAGCCGCTTCTGTTCTCGCAAAACCCGATGATGATAAACTATCTTTCAAAAATGTTAAAGCATGGATTAAAGAAACTAAAGAAGCAGTATCATCACACTCAAAAAATTCAAGAGGCCGTGGTTTAACACCTCAAGTAAAACAACGTGAAATGAATTTAGCAGATAGTAAAAAAGCGTATATTAGATATATGGAACATTATCTTAGAACCGGTGATTGGATTTCTGATTTTATGGGGCCACAAGAAAATGAAAGAACTACATGGAAATGTGTAGCTATGGCATATAATTCAGATGGAACTCCTAAACGTTCAGTAGGTGTATTTTATCCAGATATTAATATGGTATGGAAACAAGATATGATTGAAGCAGATTATGTACCTACAAAATCTGAACTACATCACCTATCAAAAACAGTAGCAATTACAGATAAACAATTTACGGCAAACTTATGATTTGTGGATATTGTTATAGATCAGGAATTCCAGAAAAACATGATGTCAGTCATTGGTGGAATTGTCCACCAGATACAGATTATGTTTGCTCGGATGATTGTTATAATAAACTAGAAAAACTTGTCAAAGATAGAACTTGGATGGATCACAAACCAGAAGCTATCTTTGGTAAGAAGAAACGTAAACCGAGCCCTAGTTTTGATAAACCTTCTATGAGGGAAAAGGGGCCGAAGTCAGTAACAGATAAACAATTTTCAGGTGATTTAGGAAAGTTCATGACTTGACAATTTAAATATACGTGTTATAATATAAGAAATATTAAAATACCACAGGGGTAATCGTAGGGCCGTTTTCTCACTAGTTGTATTACAGCTAGGTACCTTTAGGCCGTTCTCTCACTACGAAAGCGACAACCAAGCTCTCCTGTGGTATTACTATATATGGAGAGTAATTAAAATATGGAGAATTATGGTTAAAGCAGTGAACATTGATGAAAGCCCCAATACTTTAGGAAATCCCCCAAAAAAATCTAATTCTGAAGAAGTAACAATAATCAATCCCGAAGATGATGTTGAATTTAGTGTAGACTTTAGTAATGATACATCTACATTAGATGCTGTATCTGAAAAGGCAATAGGTGGTACTGAATTAATGAGAGATTGGCTTTTTACAGAAATGGAAAAAGCAGAGCCAGGATTAAAAGATAAGTTTCAATTTATTAGTACAAGAGTTAGAAATTTAGATGTTGACAAACAAAGAATTCTATGGATACATGATCTTGCAAATGATCCAGAAGTACAACATTTAAAAGATAAAGAAAATTGGAAAAACTTTGAAAGAATAGTTTTTGTCAGTCATTGGCAACAACATCAATTTAAGATGCTTCTTGGGTTCCCTTATGAAAAAGGTGTTGTAATTCAAAATGCAATCTATCCAATTCCAGAACATGAAAAGCCAAAAGATGGTAAGATCAATGTGTGTTATTTTTCTACACCACATAGAGGTTTAGAATTACTTTTGAATGCTTGGGAATTCATGAGAACAGAACTTAAGGGGGGATTGAATGCGGAGTTAAACATTTATTCAAGTTTTAAAATTTATGATCGAGGGCATTTAGATGAACAGTTTAGACACATCTATAAACGTGCTCAAGAGATGGATGGCGTTAATTATTATGGTACTGTTTCAAATGATTCAATTAGGGAGATGTTACCTAATCAACATATTATGGCATATCCAAGTATCTATGAAGAAACAAGTTGTCTTACTATGATAGAAGCATGTAGTGCCGGATGTTTATGTGTAGTTCCTAATCTTGGAGCCTTACCAGAAACAGGAGCAAACTTTCCATGGATGTATGGCTATGAAGAGAATCCAGAAAAACACGCTCAAGTACACGGACATATTTTAGGACGAGCTATTGCACATTTCTGGGATGATGATGTACAAAATCTTCTAAAGATACAAAGAAGTTATTTTGATATGTTTTATAATTGGAGATTACGAGGTGGCCAATGGCAACAATTTCTACATGCAATAGAGGATCCACCTGAAGTAGTAAAACAAAAAGCCGATATTAGAAAAGAAGTAGAAGAAGAAGTTAAATTAGAAATAACAAACGAAGATGGCACAGTTAGTTGATTTTTCTCAAATAGTTATTGGGTCATTTATGATGGCATCTAAATTTTCTGATGCAGATATAGATACTGTCAGACCTGCCGTATTAAATACATTACGTATATATAGAACTAAATTTGTAAGTGAGTTTGGAGAATTAATTCTATGTTGTGATGATCGAAAGACTTGGCGTAAAGATATATTTCCAAATTACAAGGCTTCTCGGAAAAAGACAAGAGCGGCCACTTCAATAGATTGGGAAAAACTTTACGAATGTTTAAATCAATTAAAAGAGGAATTCACAGAATGGTTTCCTTACAAATTGATTCAAGTAGAGAAGGCTGAGGCCGATGATATTATAGCAATATTAGTTGAATTGATAAATGAAAGAAGTTTGATATTATCAAGTGATAAAGATTTTGTTCAACTACATAAGTTTAATGTTAGACAATATTCACCTATACAAAAGAAGTTTGTTGAAGGTGATCCGAAATGGTCATTACATGAGAAGATTATAAAAGGGGATGTTGGTGATGGTGTACCAAATATAATGTCTGATGACAACGTATTTGTAGATGAAGGAAGACGCCAGAAGCCGATAACCAAGAAGAAAGTAGACGCTTGGTATGAGTTAAAACCAGATATGTATTGTAGTAGTGAAATGTTAAGAAATTATAATAGAAACAAACAGTTAGTTGATTTGGGTGAAGTACCTGAGTCAATTCGTATAAATATAACTAAACGATTTGAAACAACTACGGTTGGTGATCGTAAAAGATTGCTTACATATTTCATTAATCATAGATTAAAAAATCTAACAGAATCTTTATCAGAGTTTTAATTTATGGCGACAAGAAGTATACCATTAATTTTTGAAGATGTAGCATCTGCGAATTCTTTTGAGGCCAGAAAAAAGGTCTTATTGGAAAACGAATCGAATCCTCTAAAGGACTTATTAAGATATGCCTTTCATCCAGATATAAAATTTGCTCTACCTTCAGGAGAGCCACCGTTTAAAACTATCGGTTCACCTGATGAGTATAATCCTACATATCTATATCCCAATATAAGAAAATTTTATTTGTACATTGAAGGGGGTCATGACGGACTTACTCAATTAAGGAGAGAGCAACTTTTTATTCAGATGTTAGAAAGTCTACATCCTAAAGAGGCTAAAGTTGTAATTCAAGTTAAGGATAAAAAGTTAAAATATAGAGG